CAGGCGGAACAGACTCACGCCGTAAACACAGTAAACGACCGCCTTTATGCGCCGACCTAGCCGACGCGTACGCCGAATCAATCGCCAGCGGCAGCGCCGTCGCAAACTTGCGGATCGTTGATTCGTGCAAGCGCTACTTGGCGGAGCGCAAGTCGCCAGGTGCGCACGATGTGTGGTGGGACGAACCCCGCGCCGAGGAAGCTCGAGCGTTCGCACGCAAGTGCGGCCAGGGCGTGGAGGAAGGTGCCGGTACTCCGCTTGAATGGATGCCGTGGCAATGCCTGGTGGCGATGATCCTCCTCGCCAGGCGGCGGGTGGTGTCCAAGGTGAAGACCGACACGCCCGCGACCAAGGCGCTGCTGCTGGTGGTAGCACGTGGCAACGGGAAGACCGAGTTCGCGGCCTCGATGATTATGGCGGCGATGCGCAATGGATCGCAAGCGCTTGAGTTCTCATCTGTCGCGCCCGATGGTCGGCTTGCACAGAAGACTTTCGAGCGCATGGCGACCATGTGCCGCACCCTAGCGCTCGATGACAGCGACAAAGACGAGCAGGGGTGGCGATCCTCGGGCGGCTCGACGCCGGCGCACCCAGGCAAAGTGGTGCACGGTGGAAACCGATACATCTCTTTGCCATGCACGGATCGCGCCCTCGACGGTTTGACAAGTCGACTCACGATCGCGGACGAATGCTCGCGCATGGACAAGGCGTTCGGGCGCTTGCTCACTGGTCTTGCCAAGTTTGCCACGTCGCAACTGCTGGCGATTACGACGCCCGATCCGGAGCAGAAGACGCGCCCGATTTGGGGCTACTGGCAAGCGTGCGAGGCTGCAATTGCCGACGGAACACCCTATCCAGCAGGGTGGTGGCCCATGATTTACGGCTTAGATACCGAGGATTCGGCGTCAGATCCTGCTGTTTGGGCGAAGGCGCACCCTGGTTTAGGCACGATTGTCGACCCGACGCAGTTGCAATTGGCTGCGCAAACGATGCTAAACACGGGCGATCCGGTGCAGATTGCCGAGTTTGAGACGCAGTTGGCGTGCAGATATCACACGATTGCGACGTCCGATGTCGATACCGCAATCTTGGAACGGCAGTTTGAGGAGGTTGATTGGACGCGATTGCGCGGACAGCCGGCGGTGATTGCGATTGACCTGAGCCGCGGTGGCTACGGCCCGCAGCTCGACCTGACCGCCATGACCTTGATGGTGGTGGATGGCAAGATGATTCGCGGCCGCAACGTGTGCTGGTGGGCGGGCGTGGACATCGCACTAGACGAGAAGAAATGCAAGAACCCATTGCAGCAATGGATTCAAGCAGGGCACTTGCGGCGTATGCCTGGTGAGTGGCAGGACATGAGCGTGGTCGAGGCAGAGTTAGAGAACATGATCGCCACTTACGACGTTCGGAAGATCGGAGTCGACCCGCATCCGGCGCAAGCGCGTGACATTAAGCGATGGATTGACCGCGGATGGCCCATCGTCACGGTAGACCAGTCGATCCGCACGATGGCACCGGCTTGGAAATGCTGGGCAGACCTCCTGAAAAGTAGGCAATTAACCTACAACAACGACCCCGTTTTGGTGTCTGGACTCAACCAAATCACCCTGATTTCAGACAATGTTGGCAACATCCGGCCGGTAAAGGGACGCGGCGGCAAGGGCAACATGGACGTCATCGTCTCCGGCAACATGGCAGCGCTGCTGATGGAGCATCACCAGGTGCGCGAGGCAACCGGACTGAGTACGAGCAGTTGTCCAATCGGTTAAGAGTGCAAGTCTAAAATAATCGCTTGACAACGCGAGGCACATTTGTTCCATGCTCTGAGTGAGCATCTTCGCCAGGTTCATGGGATTCAGAAGCGCCACGGTCGTCTACGCACGGCCGGAGCCGCTAGCCGCACCGGCTATATCGTCCCTCCCTGCGGTCGTTCGAGCGATTCAATTGATCTCGGCAGACCTTGCACGGCTGCCGTTCCACGTCGTTGATAGCGACGGTCAATTGGTCGACTCGCCGATTACACAACTGATGAGCCGCGACGCCTCGCGCTGGCAGTCAGGCTACGAGTTCCGACGCTACATCACCGCGTGCGCCCTTGAATCGGGCAACGGTGTCGCGCTGATTCGGCGCGACAATTCGGGCACTGTTGCGGAACTGCAACCGATGCCGACAAACGCGATCAGTTCGGAAATGACCGAAGACGGCGTGATCTACAAGCTTGCCGGTACGACGTTGTCCTCTGACCAGGTGCTGCATCTTGGTTGCTACCCGGATCCACTGCGCCCGGATTGGTTCATTGGGCCACTAGATGCAGCACGGGCAGCGTTTAATCTGGCCGCAGACCAGGACGCAGCGCACTCGGCGCTCATCAAAAGTGGCGGGAAGATCAGCATTAGCCACCCGGGCGCGATGTCCGATCAGACGGTGCAAGCCATCCGCGACGCCTGGCAGACGATGCACTCGACGCCTGAAGGTGCGTCGCGCCCGTTGATCTTGCGCGAGGGCATGAAGGCCGAGAAGATCAGCGAAAGCACCAGCAATGTGCTTGAGTCGCGCCGGTTCTCCATTCAGGAAGTGGCGCGCGCCTTTGGCATTCCTCCTGAAATGCTTTACCAGCAGGGGGGCGGGGCGCTCTCCTCACAATCCGAAACAGCACGCGCCTACGTTGACGGCGCACTCGCCCAATGGGTGACAGCGTGGGAGTCGGAGATCACGCGAAAACTCTGCGGGCCCGGCGAACACGCGAGACTCGATACCGACGTCCTGCTCCGCGGCAATATGCGCGATGCTGGCATGGCGCTGTCGAAACTTGTCCTCGCCGGGATCCTCTCACCGAACGACGGTCGCAAGCGAATGGGGCTTCCCCCTTTGGAGGGCGATCAGTTCGAGATTCCAAGTGTGTCGATGCCGGGCGGCATGAGCGCCACGCAAGGCGACAACGCGGCCGGCAACATGGACGCAGGAGAAGACAATGCTTGAGATTCGCACAGCCAAACTAGCCATGACGGGCGACAAGATCGGCGGCTACGCCTCGGTCTATGACGCCCCGAGCCACCCGCTGACCTTCCGCGGCATCAATGGCGGCAAGCCATTTACCGAACGTGTGGCTCGCGGCGCGTTCGATTCGTCCCTCGGCAACAACATCTCGCTGCTTGTCGGTCACGATTCGCGCGACCTCTTGGCAAACACCAAGAGCGGACTGCTGCAATTGCGCAGCGATCAGCACGGCCTGGCGTTTGAAGTAACTCTGCCCGACACTCAACGCGCTAAAGACGTCCGATCACTCGTCGACGCTGGCGTGTTTTCTGAGATGTCTTTTGGCTTCCAAGTCATCGCCGACAGTTGGGTCGGCAACACTCGCACTCTCTCGCAAGTGGCCTTGCGAGAAATCAGTTTGGTCGAAACCGGCGCGTATCCGCAGAGTCGCGTCGAGGCAAGACACCTTTCCTCGGGCCTTGCCCGTCTTCGTCTGCGTCTAAGGATGCCGCTATGAAACTTTCAGAAATGTTTGAGACCCGTAAAGCGCTTGTAACCGAGCGCGATTCCATTCTCGCACAAGATTCCATGACCGTCGAGGTTGAAGCTCGCGGCCACGAAGTCGCTAACGAACTCGGCAAGCTCGATGCAGAGATCCGCGCAGCGCAAGTGCGCGAGCGTTTCGCTTCATCGTCTGCTATTGAGAACATCGGTAAGAAGGCCGAAGAACGCTCAATGGACATCCGCGCTTCCAAGAAGTACGAAGAGCAGTTCGTTAACTACCTCCGCACCGGCCAGATGCCCGAGCAGCGCGAACTGATCTCGACCGCGTCAAGTTCGATCCTGATTCCTAAGGTCTACCAAGACGCTGTTCTCAAGTACCTCGATGCCAACAGCATCATGCGTAACATCGCAGACCTCCGCACTGGCGTTCAGGGTTACCAAACCTTGCGCTTCAGCACGCTGAAGACTGCGGACTACACCTCTGCCTGGACGCAAGCCGACACCGGCACGGTTGCTGCAACCGCTGCTGATCCGCTGTTCAAGGAAGTGCCTCTTGCACCGATCCCATGCTTGCCTAAGACCGAAGTGAGTCAGCAACTTATTCTGCAATCGGACGCCGGATTTAACGTGGAAATGGAAGTCACCGAGCATCTCCAGCGTCAGCTGCTCAAGAATTTGGAGTGGGGCTACGTGGCTGGTTCCGGAACCAATGCACCGACGGGCATCTTTACCGTCAAAGCATCGACCGGCGTCACCACCGATATCAACATCACCACAGCAACAAGCACCGGCACAACTCGCGCCCTTGCAATTACTGCCGGTGCAACCGTTGCGAAGTTGTCTGAAATGCGCTACACGAAGTTGCCAGCAGCGTATTGGGGATCCGCTTCCTGGATCCTGCCGCAAGACACGTACGCAGCGATTGCCGGTCTGCTCGTAAACGGTGTTCCAATCTTTGTTCCAAGTGCAGACGCCGCGCTTGTTGGTGCTGCTCCGTTCACGCTGATGGGTCTTCCGGTGTACATCACCGAATACCTCCCAGCGCACGTGTCAACCGGCACCACTGGTAAGAACTGCATCGCAGTCTTGGGCAACATCTCCGAGTCATTCGCCATCCGCGAGTGGGGCCCGGGAATGTCCATCACCCGCGACGAGTTCTCGTTGTCCGGTACTGCGCGTATTCGTTACCAGGGAATGCAGTTCGCTAACTCCGACTTCACCCGCGTCAACGCGCTGGTGCAGTTGCAAGTCACGAACGCCTGATTCTGATCCTCTCATCCTTTGGGTGGGTGGGGCTTCGGCTCCACCCCCCCTCAGCGAGGAACCATGGCTCTAGACCTAGCAAAGTTCAGAAGTTGGGCCAGAGTCCCGCACACGGAGGATGACCCGGCTATTGGCATTGCTTGGTCTGCCGCCGTACGCGAACTTGAAGAGCGCACCGGGTGGTGCGTGGAGAGTGTCACCAGGACGCAGTGGGTGCCCTCAGCGCCCTTGACGATCTACGGCGGTCTGTACCTCCGTCTTGAGCGCCAAGGCGATCTGGCGGGCACTACGGCCGTCTACAGCGACAGCACGACGGTGCCGCTCACCGGCACGTGCTCCAAGATCCAAATCAATGGCCTGGTCTACGTCGATATGGAAATTGACAACTTGACCTACCCAGTGACCCTGACCGTGACGGCCGGGAACGCAGCGCTCAACCCGCTGCTA